CTTTAATATTCAACAACTGAGTACCCAAGATAATGACTGGCTTAAAATTATATCAAATGGCGGTAACGCTAGTTCTACTGTTTGCGTTATCCAAAACGACCAAGGTACAAGCACAGGCTGTTGAAGATATAGGTGATATATCTGAACTAAATGGTTCGGCACAAATAGTAAGAGACAAGCCACTAGATGCTACTTTAAAATTTGCTATACAAAGCAATGATGAAGCTATTACAACTAATGGCAGAATGTCTATTACTTTTTTGGATGATAGTAAAGTAAGCTTGACAGAACACTCGCAATTGTTAATTGACGAATACATTTACGACCCGGACCCATCCAAATCTAAGATGGCTCTCACCTTTGGTCTTGGGACAGCAAGGTTTATTACCGGCAACTTAAATCGTATAGACAAGCAAAACATTATTCTTAAAACACCTACAGCCAATATAGCAATAAGAGGTACCGATTTTACAGCCACAGTAGATGAGCTAGGTAGGTCATTAATTATACTTTTACCTGACGCACTTGGATTATCAAGCGGAGAGATAGAGGTAGTCACCGCCATGGGAAGTGTCATACTCAACAAACCTTACGAAGCAACAACAGTTAGTGTGTTTGAGTCAACACCATCCAAACCTGTGATATTGGATTTAACGCTTGATGTTATAGATAACATGCTTATTGTCACCCCTCCCAAAGAAGAGATAGTCATACAAGAAGAAACCACAACAAAAAAAGGTGACAGCGTGCTAGATTTTAATGATTTAGATATAGACTATCTTGCTGAGGATTTTCTTTCTGACGATAGCCTTGAATACAATGAGCTTTCAATTAATTATCTTGATGTAAATTATTTAGAAGACTTATTAAATGTTTTAGATGCACTTGCTATAGCAGAAGATGAAGATGCCTTAGCACAAGCAACTAGCACTCAAATAACAGGAACGCTTTTAGGCAGAGACCCTGAAACACAAATTACCACTTTAATAACAGGTAATCTTGTAAGTCTTAGAAGACAGGTTAATGAAAGCGTCCGGGTGGATTTAGATGGCAGCAATTCTTACACAGTCATCTTTATACAAGATGGTATTTCTAATGTGGTTAAGGTAAACGGTGGCGGTGATTCGGTCATAACAATTACTCAGTCAGATTAATTAAGTGTAGATAAGTGTTGACTTCTGTTGCAACCTATGTATAATGGTAAGTATATTAAATAAAAAGGAGTTAATTAATATGAGTAAACCAACTAACAATACAATACTAGAACTAATATCCAATAAAATGAGTTTAGTTACAGCTTATAAAATAGAAAGACAGATACCTAAATATATTTGGGTAGAAGCCTTACAACAATTAAGCATGGCAGATAAGCATGTAAGAAATAATGAACATTCTTTGGCTTATGCATCAATGGTTGCTTTTCAAAAAGTATACACCAACTATGCTAATGGTGACTATACTTCAAGAAAGCCAAGTGTAAACAAATACTACTGGGATGAGCTGAGTGGACAGCAAATAAAAATGCTGATTAGTATAGTTTCTGATGATGCACTTTTGTTTGATAGTTTTAAGGTTGGCGTTAGATTTATAGACCACAACAGAAAGTTTGAAGTTACTAAGGAGGTTGCATAATGAGTAAACCTACATTACAAAAAGTGTATGAGAAGATGACTTTAATCCAACAGAATCCAAAAGACCTTTGCTTGGTCTGTGTTTGGGATGATGGTAAGCCTGCAATAGCACTGGGTCTCAAAAATGGTGAAACGATGACACCACTAGCAATTATGCTAGACCAACAAAGGTGCGATAACCTTGAACCTGACTGGAACAATTATGAAGAGATTGAATCAGTCATTGCAAAAGCACAAAAGGTGGAGGACAGGACGACAAAGGAGCAGTTTGACAAACATCATGCTACCATTGATAAAATTTTTGAAGATTCAAGTTATTGATGAAAAAACTAATTGTACCAATATTGATAACACTAGCCTTACCGCTAGTGTTTCAGTCTACCCCAACAGAAATACTCAAACTAAAAACATTTGATGCACTGGTTAAAGAACAACAGCCAAGTGGCAACTTTGTAATTCTTAACATATCAGAATCTGATGTCAGAGAAAGAGGAGGTTTTCCGTTTCCTAGAAGAGACTTAGCACAGATACAAGTTGATTTAATTAACGAGGGAGCCATTGGAGTGGGTTGGTCAATTAGCTTTTCAGAGGCAGATAGATTTGGTGGTGATGATGTATTTGCACAATCTCTTTCTTTTGCACCAAGCGTCTTAGCAATGTTTGAAACACCAAATGGTCAATACCCAAAAACAGTTGGCACCGTCATAAAAGGTAATGAGGTTGGCGGCATACCAACTCAAGGCATTGTAGAAAATATAGATGTGCTAAAAGAACAAAGCTATCAAGGCATAGCAACGGCACCAGTAGATATAGATAACCTAGTCAGAAGAATACCTTTATTAATGAAAACACCTAATGGATGGTCGCCCAGTTTTGGCACAGAAATATTAAAAGCATTAACAGAAACAAGGTCCTACATTATCACTACAAATGATAATGGTATTCAAGAAATTGCAGTCAGACATTTACCGCCAATCAAAACAGATAGCCTAGGTCGTAAATGGATTAGTTGGGTAGACACACCACAAACCACATTAAAAGAAATGAATGTTGCAGGAAAGTTTGTAATCATCGGAGTCACAGCCAATGGAATCATGCCACAAATCGCAACCCCGGTTGGATTATTAGAACCGCATAAAGTACAAGCTGCATTAGCTGAGTCAATTTTGTTAGAAAACTCACCAATAATACCTGATTGGTCTCTAGCAGCCGAAATCTTTATTTTTGGAATAATTGTCTCTTTGACATGGCTTCTAATCAATTATCTTGGCATGACCCTAGGCATTGCATTAGCTATTTTGACAATGCTGTGTACGGCTTTAGGTGGCTACTGGTTAATACAGACAGGAATTTTACTAGATGTAACGTGGACTTTAGTCTCACAATTTATAACTGGTGCCTTAGGTTTTTATTTACGCTTTAGAGAGCAGTTTAAATTGCGTCTACAGATAAAAAAACAGTTTGAACATTACCTTGACCCAAGACAAGTCAAACAATTACAAAAAAATCCCGACCTACTAAAACTAGGTGGTGAAAAAAGAAGATGCACTTTTATTTTTACAGACTTAAGAGGATTTACTGCATTAAGTGAATCGGTAGAACCTGAACAGGTTACATATATTATGAACAAAGTTTTAACAGCACAAGTAGATGCAGTACAAAAACATGGTGGCTTAGTAGACAAATTTATTGGTGATGCCGGGATGTATATATTTTCAGCACCCCTTGATGTTTTGCATCATGAAAGAATAGCTTTTGAATGTGCATTAGATATAATAAAAAATACCGAAGCTGTTAATAAAGAATTAATAGCAGAAGGTTTGCCTGCCATAGCAATAGGAATTGGTGTCAATACTGGTGAAGCTGTTGTGGGTAATATGGGTAGCAATACTAGGTTTGACTATTCTGCTATTGGCGATGCTGTTAATATTGCAGCGAGATTAGAGTCTGCAACCAAAGAAAGAGGCGTAGACATACTTATTGGCGAAGAAACAGAAAAGTTTTGTGGTTATAGATTAAAAGTGTTAGAATCTATCAAGGTTAAAGGTAAAGCAAAACCACTGAAAATATACACTATAAAATAATATGGCTAGAGATTATAAAAAAGAATACGCAAACTATCATAGCAAGCCTGCTCAAGTAAAAAATAGAGCTATGAGAAATGCAGCAAGAGCAATTATGAAAAAGCTTGGTAAAACACACACGGGTGACAAAAAAGATGTTGCACATAAAGACAACAATCCAAAAAACAATAAAGCGTCTAATTTACAAATGCAAAGCAGGAAAAAAAATCGTTCAAGGAAATAGGTTTATGGCAACAACAAAAGAAGCAATTACTAAAATAGAAGCACACGAAAGAGAGTGTACGATTAGATACGCAAACATAGAAAAAAGACTAGAAGACGGCTCAAAGCGTTTTGATAAGCTAGAAAATATGATATGGGCAGTTTATCCGTTTATTTTACTTTCTGTGGTTTTATCTAAGTTTGTATGAGCAAAGTTTTTATAGGTATTATTTTTGTTTTAACGTGCATAACCTATTATCTATTTAACCAAAATCAAACTCTTTCAGCTAATAACATTGCACTAGAAGGCGCTGTAGCCACACAAAAAGAAGCTATAGAAACACTACAAAATGATTTTGCCTTACAGACAGGTAGTTTATTAGAGCTACAAAGTCGCAACCAAGAAATTCAACAAGAAATGTCAAGGTACCTTGACATATTCAAGCGTCACAATTTAACAAAATTAGCAGCAGCAAAACCCGGATTAATAGAACCAAGAGTAAATAAAGGAACCAAAGATGTATTTGATAGCATTGAAGAAGATAGTCGTAACATCGACAGTCTTGATGATGGCTTGCAGTTGCAGTCTGCTGCCAACTAAACAGGTAGAGATTGTATCTAAGCCTATAGAAAGAACTATAGTGCAACCTATAATGCCTAGAGAGATAGATTTAAAAGACCCTTACTGGTATGTGGTTTCAAACGAAAATATTGATGAGTTTTTAGTAAGAATAGAAAAGGAAAGCGGTCAAGTTGTATTTTTTGCAATGTCTGTACCTGACTACGAGCTTATGGCTTACAACATGCAAGAATTAAAGAGGTATATAAATGAGCTTAAAGAAGTTGTTGTGTATTATAAAAAAGTTACAACACCAAAAGAAGGAGATAACTAAAATGAAAACATCAAGTGAAGGCATTAACTTAATAAAATTTTTTGAAGGCTGTCCCACAGATAAAGATGGCAACGTGGTTAGTTATAGATGCGCTGCTAATAAGGCTACTATAGGTTTTGGCAGTCTTAAGCTTATTGACGGTAGTCCAGTAGAAGACGGCATGACCATTAGCAAACAAGATGCTGAGGATTTACTTGCACACGAGCTACACGAGTATGAAGGCTACATAAATGAAATGGTTGAACCTGATTTAAGTCAAAACGAGTTTGATGCTTTGGTATCTTGGGTTTTTAACTTAGGTCCAAGCAACTTGCGTGCCTCTACACTTCTAAAAAAATTAAATGCAAAAGATTGGACAGATGTGCCAAACCAAATTAAAAGATGGAATAAGGTTGCGGGTGTTCCTAATGAGGGACTAATGAAAAGAAGAAATGCTGAAGCCTTATTGTTTGAGGGCAAAGAATGGGTTACAGTTTAACTGACATGCTTGTTTGTGGATATTCACTGGATATCTCCTCTCTCTCCTCAACAGCGTGTCAGGAGAGTCAAGCGTCCTTTAAAACATTTTGGCTCTCCACCTAATGCTAAACTTAGAAAATATAAAGTCCTTTGACGCGCTATCTCGTGATGAACAAGTTGAAGCGCTTACGCTTATAGATAAATGGAAAAATCTTAATGCAAGAGACAGGTGTAGAGGTGACTTTTTAGAGTTTGTAAAGTTTCACTGGGAAGGTTTTATTATGGGCAGGCATCATAAAGTGCTTGCTGAAAAACTAAACCGTATAGCGCAGGGCAAGTGCAAAAGACTTATGGTTATGCTACCACCGAGACACTCAAAATCAGAATTTGCTTCCACCTATTTTCCGGCATGGATGATGGGATTAAATCCAAGTTTAAAGATTATACAAGCAACGCATACGGCAGAACTGGCTGTAAGATTTGGTAGAAGAGTGCGTAACATTATTGATACCGATGAATACCAAGCTATTTTTCCTGAAATAAACCTATCAGGTGATAACAAATCAGCAGGTCGTTGGACAACTGATGACGGCGGAGAAGCCTTCTATTCAGGAGTTGGTGGTGCTATCACAGGTCGTGGAGCCGATTTACTTATTATTGATGACCCACATTCTGAACAAGATGCAATGTCACCTACAGCTATGGACGCTGCATGGGAATGGTATACGTCAGGTCCAAGACAAAGATTACAACCCGGAGGCACCATTGTGCTTGTAATGACAAGATGGAGTACCAAAGATTTGGCGGGCAGATTATTAAAAAGACAGTCAGAAACACACGCAGACCAGTGGGAGGTTGTAGAATTTCCTGCAATAATGCCTGATACAGAAGAACCTTTATGGGGTGAGTTTTGGAAAAAAGAAGAGTTATTATCAGTTAAAGCATCACTTCCAGTTTCTAAATGGAACGCACAGTGGATGCAAAATCCTACAGCAGAAAGTGGTTCTATAGTAAAAAGAGAATGGTGGCAGACATGGGAAAAAGAAGGCATACCAACCTGTGACTGCATTATACAAAGCTACGATACAGCCTTTAGCGCAAAAGAAACTGCTGACTATTCTGCTATAACCACATGGGGTATTTTTGACCCTGAAGACGGCAGCGAAAGCGCAATTGTCTTATTGGATGCAAGCAGGCATAGAGTAGATTTTCCTGAGCTAAAAAACATAGCATTGGAAGAATATAAATACTGGGAGCCTGATATTGTACTAATTGAAGCAAAAGCAAGTGGTACGCCACTTACACAAGAGCTTAGAAAGATTGGAATACCGGTACAGGCTTATTCGCCAAGTAGGGGTCAAGACAAGGTTGCAAGAATGAACTCTATTGCACCTATGTTTGAAAGTGGTATGGTATATGCTACAGAAGACGCTTTTGCAGAAGAGGTTATAGAAGAGCTTGCAGCTTTTCCGTTTGGTGAAAATGATGACTTTTGCGACTCTACCACTATGGCTTTAATGAGAATTAGGCAAGGCGGATTAGTTGATTTGAATAGTGATTATAAGGATGATATGTCAATGGATAGAAAGGCATTATCATATTATTAATTTTATGGATATAATAGGAAGTTATGGCAATAGATAGACAACTAGGAACAGAAAACAACCCTGACGTAATAGACCAAAGCAAGTCTGTTAATGTGCCTATGGATGAGTTTGCTGTAAATGCACCCGAACCAACATTTGACGAGCAAATGATTGACGCTATGGAAATAACCATAGGTGAAGATGCGATATCTTTTGACGAGCCAATGGAAGAAGCACAGGAAGAAATACCTTTTGATGCTAATTTGGTTGAATATTTAGATGATTCTACTTTGGGTTCTTTATCTTCAAGGCTTATCTCTTCAGTTGAAAATGACAAGGAATCAAGAAAAGAATGGGAAAAAACATACACTGACGGTCTTAAATACCTTGGTATGAGGTTTGATGAGCAAAGAAGTCAACCGTTTGAAGGCTCAAGTGGTGTCATACATCCAATATTATCTGAAGCAGTAACACAGTTTCAAGCACAAGCTTACAAAGAGTTATTACCTGCTCAGGGACCAATAAAGACACAAGTAATAGGTCGCAGAGATACAGAAACAGAAATGCAGTCAGAAAGAGTATGTGAATTTATGAATTATTACATCATGAATGAAATGCCTGAGTACGACCCTGACTTAGACCAATTGTTGTTCTATCTACCGTTATCAGGTAGTGCTTTTAAGAAAGTATATTACGATGCATCTAAAAATAGACCAATGTCAAAGTTTATTCCCGCAGAAGATTTACTTGTACCTTATAACGCAACAGATTTATTATCAGCAGAAAGAGTTACTCATGTAGTATCTATGAGCAACAATGAAGTGCGAAAAATGCAATTGTCAGGATTTTATGCAGACGTTGAGCTAAACGACAATGAAACCATTGTAAGAGATAATATAGACAAAGAAATAGATAAAATACAAGGTGTTGAGCCTGACTTCAGTGATGACGAGCAAAGAAGATTATATGAAATACACACTGTCGCAGAGATTGAAGGGTTTGAGGATATGGATGATATGGGTGAGCCAACTGGCTTAAAAATACCGTATATCATTACTATAGACGACTCATCACAACAAATATTATCCATAAGAAGAAACTATGTACCTGAAGATGTATACAGAAATAAAATAAATTATTTTGTTCAATACAAATTTTTACCGGGACTTGGCTTTTATGGATTAGGTTTATCACACATGATTGGCGGCTTATCTAAAGCCTCTACATCAATATTAAGACAATTAATAGATGCCGGTACTCTAAGCAATCTACCTGCAGGTTTCAAAGCAAGAGGCATAAGAATTAGAGATGAAGCCTCGCCACTGCAACCGGGAGAGTTTAGAGATGTAGATGCACCCGGCGGAGCATTAAGAGATACTTTAATGCCACTACCTTACAAAGAGCCAAGCAGTGTTTTGTTTAGCTTACTTGGCTTACTGGTTGATTCAGGCAAAAGATTTGCAGCTATAGCTGATATGAATATCGGTGATAGTAATGCAGCAATGCCTGTAGGCACAACAGTAGCGCTTTTAG